GTATTAGGTTTTGGCGGCTCAATATCAGCGTAAAGATCAGGTGCAATGTACATGGGAGGAGCAAAATCGCAGACTGTGAGATTATTTTCAGGATCTACGTTAAACATTTCGCTACCTGTACCTGTCTTTTTATCTCTGGCTACAACACAAGGAAGTTCAATAATTGGGACAAAGCCAAAAGGTAATTGACCAAAAGTAGTTGGAGGGATTATTTCCGCAGGAGGAATTATTGTTAGTTCTGGTAAAGCTTTTACTTTTGGCTCGTTAACAAAAGGAGGATCTAATTCCACCTAGCAGTCATTCCATTGCCCAGCCGCCTCGCTTGCAAGGCTGCCCACCTGCTTTCTAGCTTGACCAAAGAAAATTCCTGCCAATACTGGCCCTACTATTGGAACGCTTGCTATGGCTGGAGTCACCTGAACAGAAGCAGCGTCAGCAATCATCATTCCATTTGATTTACCCTGAGCCATTTTTTCAATACAAGCAATCTGATCTGCTGTTAGTTTTCCGTCCTGTCCTTTCGGATAGATTGCAAATTGAGCTACGTCTTGTTTATGAACATATTTCTTCTTCACGCCGCCAGAGAACGTAGGCTTTTCGTCATCTATGATGGTAGTTACTAGCTTTGGATCATGTTGTTTCGAGTGAAACATCCACTCCTCTGCACCATCAGATTTTGTCTCACTCCTGATTTGAATTGAGCTGTAAGGAGTGCTAGATAGCTTTGCTATATCAGGGATGCCAGAATCTTTACGAGCCAAAAGGTTAAGGCTCATAAAATTTGTAGCGATCAAACCACCGCCCAGAACTAAAGAAGTTAGGCCGTTAAATGACTTGAATTGAATCATTTAAAAGGAAGCACAGATCCAGTTGATGATGGAACGCTTGGTATTGATGGCATCGCTCCTTTAACAAGAGAAGGCAATTGCTTTTGCACTTCGCTCATTATGGATTCTGTAATCTTGCCACGCTGAAAGTAAGCAAACGTACCACCACCTACTGCCACTACAAGAGCAGCAGTATTTATATAGGTGAGGATCTTAAGCATTACCAATGCCAGCTTCTTGATCTATATCTTTTAAAAGAATTGAATTTATTTCTTCAACTCTTTTATTTAAAGGGTCAAGACTGGCTTGCGTTGTTGTAGGCAAATCTCCTAACAATTCTTTAACTTGTTGATTGTAATTTTCAATAATTTCCTGTTGTTGCTTGCCTAAATTCTCCTTTTCTTGTGCAAGAGCGATACGGTCAGCCATAAAAATAATACATTGCCTTCAAATTATAAACCTACTGTCTATCCCTGACCTGTTCGGCCAGTACTAACTTTTACTTAATCAATAATTTATTTGCTGCTATAGCTATACCTGCTTCTACACTCGGAGTTTGTGCTGTTGTGCTTAAATCTCCAGCATTAGTTACATAGTATTTTTGCCCTGGTGTTAAAGAACTTTGAGTTGTCGTATTCCCAACGACATTAATAGTACAAGTGCCATTATCTGCTGTGGCACTATCTCCCGAAAATCCGACAAAATTTCCGGCTGTTATATTTGTACTAGTCCCACCTAAAGCAACAGTTCTAGCCCATGTTTGTGATGGATTTTGATGCCAACCAACCATGCACTTACCATCACCAAAACCAGTAGCTGTCAGTGTTTTTCCAGTAGCCCAAACTTGACTCGTTGTTAAGTCTGTAGCAGTCTGGAAAGTAACAGTCGTGCCACTTATAGTAATTCTTCTAACTTTTGCTCTTGCAGCAGTTGAGATTCCTCCTACCATTGCACAAACTATTTGTTTAATCTCAGGATCGTAATAAAGGCTAGGTCTACTTACTCCAGTCTCACCACTTGTTACCTCCGTTCCTAAAGTTATTGAAGGTGTGCCTCCTGACTCCGTAATCGTAACAACCCTTCCTTTTAAAGCGTCATTATTAGCAGTATCTCTAGTTATAACTACAAATTTAGAACTATCTGTATTAAAGCAAACATCATTAAAGTCTGAAGTATTAGATGAGGCTTGTACTTCTGAACTAGCTGTATAACTAGAACTAGAACTATTCCATTTATAAGCTTTTACATACACATAATTATTTTCTTTTACATAAGAAAGAAGAACAAATCCGGCTCCAACAGTTAAACCTCCATAAGGAGTTGCATCAGTTGTGACAGTAATTTCTCCATTATCAGTCATGGAATTATCAGTATTAACTGTCAACATCTGAAGCACGTTTAGATAAGGTGTGCTTTGCTGTCTCTGTAAATGGCCTACTAGCCTACCGTTTTCTGGGTCTCTTTCCCATCCAAAGAAATTACATTGCTCAAAGAACTCACAAGCAGAACCTGTTTGATTACTATTATTTGAATATAAAACTACCCCACGTCCTCTATTTGATCCTGCTGTAACACTATAAAATGCTATAACAGCACCGGTAGTAGCATCGTGGTACGCATCACAAGCAGCTATTGCACCTTGATATACATAGTTGTGACTATTTGACCATACTCCACTGGTATTGGTAGGAGTCCAAAAAACATATCCGTTTGTATTATGAACATCTCCATATACACAAATCCATCGGGTGCCCGCTACGTCATAGCAAAAAGCAACATCGCTAGTGTTACCTGCATATGTATTTCCAGCAGTTCCTAAAGTTGTATTGAGAGTAGTAGATTGAAAAACAATTTCTGCATCTCCGTCACTGCGAACTACTACAGGAGTATTAGCGGGAATAGCTCCATTAGCTGTTAGTTCAACAGTTCCACCACCACCACCAGCATCCTGCCAACTAGGAGCTGTACTTGCACCACCTGAAGTTAATACTTGCCCAGATGAACCATAGTTAGCTCCAGCAATACCAAATTGTCCGGCTGATCCTATTAAATATCTTTCTGTTTGTGCCGTACCTAACGAAAGTGTTCTAGCAGTCTGTGAATAAACAATAAATCCATCTTTTCTACCATTATCATTAGCAGAATTATCACCAAAATATATTCTCCCAACTCCACTGGAAGAACTTCTAAGCATAATTCCAGAATCGCTACCAGTTCCAGGTCCAATTAATAAACCACCGCCATGACCTGTGATGTCGTTATATTGACCAACGGCTCCCAGCATTAAGTCTCCACTACTATCAATCCGCATCCGTTCGGTTGCTGCTGCTGCTCCATCTGCTGTTGTACTGAATACCAAACGGCCTGGCATATCGTTTGAGCCTGGTGTCCCATCTACTTGTACAAATATCTGTGCTGCTATGCTTTCACAGTCTGTCCCATCTCCTCCTGCAAATCTTAGTTCACCGATTGAATCACCATCTTGAACAACTGTGCTACCACCGACTGCTCCTGATCTTTGTTTGGCAAAGAATAAATATGACCCATCTGAACCATTTGTATTACTAACAATTGATACAGTTGCATGACTATAAGTAGTACCTGTTATTTGTAACCTTGGTTCGTGACTGTTAATAATACGCCCCGTAGTCGTTCCCACCAACAACCGACCACTTGAGTCGATCCGCATCCGTTCACTTGATCCGTTTGATGCAAGTATCAAGTTAGCTGTTGCTCCTACCGCAAAATCTGTTGCAGTTCCACTGGTAATAGCAGCCGCACTTCCTACGTTTCCAAAACCTGTTCCACTCCTTTGGAAAGTTACGTTCGGGCCATCAGAATGTGTTGAATTAAGTTGTAAAACATTTTGTGTAGCAGAATCTATATCAAGCTTGTCTCCATCAAACTTTAAATTAGCTTCACCTTGCAGAGCATTAGCTCCTGTAACTGTTGCAATCGTATTATTTGTACTGCCACTTAAAGAAACACCTGCGGGAACAGATTGCCAAGAGCAAGTGCCATCACCGTCTTCTCTTAAGAATTTAGTACCGCCTGATTCACCTGTTGAAAGTATGGCTGTACCTTCAGGAGTAGTCGAAACTGTTTGCCAAGTATTATCTCCTCTTAAAAACTTAGTAGTAATAGAACTTCCTGAACCCAGTCTGGCTGCTGCAACAGTTCCAGTGTTATTTGAATCTCCTAAATTTAGATGAGTAATAGTAGAACCATTCCCAACAAACGATGTAGCTGTTAAAGCTCCTGTTCCTGAGTTGAAAACAAGACTTGCTGATCCTGCAAACGCTCCAGAATTATTAAATTGAACTTGTGTATTAGAACCAGCAGCATTAGCACTATCAGTTGCCCACTCAAGAGTTGTAGCTGTAGAACCACTTTTAAGCACTTGACCTGTTGTAGGTGCGCTTGCAGGAAGAGTAAGAGTTATGTCTGCTGATTGAGCCTGAGCCTTAAAGCCTGTGAAATGTGCGCCGTCACTATCAGCTTCGCTTAGCCTTAATTCTTTTCCGTTATCAATGATCAGGTTGCCCGTCATTGTGTCACCACCTTTTTCAACGGCAGCGTTTGCTGTTGTAGCAGCAGCATCAGCAGCATCCTTCGCAATCTTTACAGCAGCAGGAGTAGCAGCAGTCGTAGCAGAAGTTGAAGCTGCACTATCTGTTAATTGAAGGACACCAACTGCACTTGTCGTTCCAGTAACAACTTTTGATCCCGTAATTTGAGCTGATCCAGAAATATCAGCATTAACAATGACTCCAGCAGCAATAGCTGTAAGTCCTGCATTATTTATGCTTATATCTCCTGTAACTGCAACTGCTGCTACCTCATTTGAGGCATTACCAACAAGGATTTGAGCAGAAGTTAAGGCGGCTAATTTTGTAAAAGCAATCGCAGCATTAGCAGCCAAGTTTGCATTAACTAAGCTTGCATCAACCATTGTTGATGTAACTGTATTTGTATCTCCAGTTGTAATTACTGTTCCCGTTACGTTCGGCAAAGTAATAGTCTTATCAGACGTTGTTGGGTCTGCAACTGTTAATGTTGTTTCATAAGCATCAACAGTAGACCCTTCAAATACAAGGCTTCCAGTATTACCAATTAACACCTGACCTGTAACAGTACCACCTGAAAGTGCTAACTTTTCTGTCTCTAATTCTTGAAGTGCATCTTGTACGTTAGTTGCACTAATTTGTCCATAAGGTGTAAAAGTAATATTGCTTGCAACCTGTCCTGCTACAGTCTGCGACAAATCGACCTCATTCCAAGACGATCCAGCACTATTTGTCACTCCTAAGATGTAATCAGGAGGAGCAAATGCGATAGCTGGAGCAGGAGAAGCTGGAGTTCCAGAAGTTGCTACTACAACATAAACACCATCGGTAGTAGCACTAGCTGTAGGCAAGTTAGATCCAACTGCTAAACCAGCCGCAATCCCTGCCGAAGTCGTAGCCACCATCTGGCTCGTATTTGCGTTGTAGGTTCCACCGAATACGAGACTTCCTTTTGTAAGTGTTGTTATCGCTTGCCAAGCGTTCCCATCCCAAATAAACGCATCCTCCGATACTGTGTCAAAAAGAATTTGTCCTGAGAATTGAGCTGTTGGGTAGCCACTTTGAGCAATAGATTGGAAGACTGCTGTAGAAGCATTGCTTAGTTTTGTTCCATCAATTGAATCATTTGCAATCCTCGCAGCATCAAAACTTCCGCTTGTTATTTTGCTTGCAGCAAGATCAGGAATTAACCCTGCTGTTAATGCTGCACCTGCTGTTGCTACACCCTTATTATTTACAGTGATTGATTGATACGTTCCAGCACTAATTCCACTTGTTGAGGTTGATAAATTACCAGAACCGTCAACAGTTAATCCTCCTCCAGATGTAATTTGAACTGCACCTTTGGCACTTGTCGTTGCTACAGGAAGATCACTTGCTACTAATGCTGTAGCCGCAGTAATCATTCCTTGTGCGTTAAAAGTTATTCCACTAACTGTTGCTCCCGTAACACTATTAGTGAGCGATAAAGCACCTGCTCCGCTAACACTTAAACCAGTCCCAACAGAAACACCACCAACTGCTGATGTAGTAGCGAGGGGAAGATCACTAGCTGCCAAGGCTACCGTTCCCGTGATCAACCCCTGTGCGTTATAAGTAATTCCTGATCTTGTCGCTGCTGTAACTGTGTTATTTATTCCAAGATTTCCACTAGCTACATTTAATGACCTATCAATATTTGATGTATTTAATTTTGCTGCTGTAATTGTTCCATCAGCAATCTTGGCATTAACAACAGCATTTGCAGCAATCTTGGCTTCAGTAACAGCATTACTAGCTATCGCTCCAGAATCAACAGCATTATCAGCTAAAGCAGTTGCGTCAACAGCGTTTGCTGCAAGCTTTGAACTATCAACAGCATCATCAGCAAGTTTAGCTGTGCCTACAGCACCATCTGTAATTGTTCCAGCAGATATAGTTCCAGAAAGCTTGTCTGTTGTTACAGCATTATTAGCTATTTGATCTGTTCCAATCGCTCCATTTGCTATTTGAGTCGAGCCAACTGCTCCGTTAGCTATGTTGCCAGCAACAATTGTATTGTTCGCAATTTTTGCTCCAGTTATTGCTCCACTGGCAACAGCAGCAGTATCAACAGCATTGTCAGCAAGTTCTGTAGCAGTAACAGAATTAGTTGCTAATTGAGTAGCCGTAACACTTGCACTTGTAAGTTTCGCTCCAGGTATATCTCCATCACTTAAATTTAATTTTCCATAAGCGATTGTTGTATTAGCAATCTTGGCATTAGTAACAGCAAGATTAGCAATAGCAGCAGTATCTACAGCATCATCAGCAAGCTCGGAAGACCCAATAGCATTTGCAGCTATCTGTGTTGCAGTAACAGTATCGTTAACTAGCTTTGCTCCAGTTATCGTTGCGTCTGTTATCTGAGTTGCAGTTATCGCTCCGTTAGCAATTTTGGCGGTTGTGACCGCTAAATTTTGAATCGTTGCTGTCGCTACAGCATCAGCAGCAAAAGGCGTTGCAACTTTGGCAGCAGGAATATCTCCAGAATCTAAAAGTGCTACAGCAGCCGCTACTAAATCTTTAACAGTTACTTTTTTCGTCTCGGTTGCACTGAGATCCGCTAAAGCCAGTACATCAGTTGCTTGGACATTTGCCTCCGCAATTGCTGGTAAAGCACTTATCTGTAGATCAGCCATTGACTCCTAACTAAAAACCATTAGCAATAGTTTAAACCTGTTCGAGCAATATGGGACTTTCATCTTCCTGAAGCACCTTATCTATATTTTCCTGTAATAGATAACCAGCCGTGTCACCAGTCTTTAATCGAATAACTCCATTTGTTATAAATTCAACTCTGGTCTCAATAACTTCTGCTGGAGTAACACTTACAGCAACATTAGTAATGATGCAATTGGCTTCGTAATAAACGTTTTTAACAGAATTATTTGGATCACGATAGATATAGAACAAGCCGTCAAAATCTGATCCTTGCTGTGTTCTAACAATTAATTGAGCAAGATAAAAAGCAAATTCTGGATCACTGCCATATTCATTTTTTCTATCTCCTGTGTCATAACTATGCTCCCAGATACAACTCATTGTTCCTTGACCGCTAATTAATCCAGCTTCATATTGATTCCTAAATTCATCTCCAAGATTTGTTAAATCAACTTGCTCCCTACTCGTTGTCATCTCAAAATCTCGAACATTGGCAACATGCCTATACCTTTCATTTCGAGTCTTTATCAAGACATCTTTTTCAGCACTAGGAGTAACAAGAGTTAAAGCATTTGCCTGTAATCCTTCTATTGCTTTAGGAAATGTGTCATATAAACGAATACCACCCATAGGATCAACATTGATAAACCACTTACCATCTGGGTAGCTGTGACCATTAACAAGTTCAAGCGTTGAACCATCAACCGTTTCAATTTCTACTTCATCTCCAGATAATAACGAACCAGAACTATGGTCAACGCTAAATCTCTTTGTCGAAGTGTTTACATCAGAGGGGTCTAACTTCGTCTTCAAAGCAGATTGAAGTGCATCTCTTTTAAGGGCTATTTCACCCGATTGCCCAAAATAAACACCCATGATTAAATTTCAACTTCTGTAGGTGCTCCATTTGATTCCCAACTAATATCAGCACTTAAAACTTCACCAACAGCACTGTTCATTGATATTCCAGTAATTAAAGTCGAGAAAGTAATAAAACGCCCATTAGCAGAACCATCAACAATTTTTAGTTTTAAAGTTGCAGCAGTAGAGGTCATATCTGTACTACCAGCAGCTTTAATACATTTATTAATTAACGTTGTAACATCTCCACCAGATCCAGCAGAAGCTTGATAGTAGAACAATCTTGCACTACCGCTATAGCTTCTTACACCTTGAACAATTGTTCTGTCGGTGTCTTCTAAAGAAGTTGTTTCAAGAACAGCTTGTGAACTAGAAAAAGACCAAGATTGAACTTTGGCGGCTTTAGTGCCGTCAATAAGAAGCTGTCCATCTTTTCCGCTATAAAAAGCCACGACCTAAAAAATCAAAACGTTGTGTTTATTCTAAGGGGCATCTAGGCAAGCAACAAAACTACAGCTCACATTGCTCAAACCTTTAAAGGTACTTGTAACAGAAGGAGGCCCAGAATAACGCCATTTTAGTCCAGAAGGAGCTTCATCCATATAAGCAGCTAAATTCCCTAAAGACCCGTCAGGCATTGTATGACCAGTTCCTCCGACACCTGCCAAACCTGATTCACTATTAAACGTCACATAATCCCAGTCAGAATTTACATCTCTATAATTCTCCAGAATTTCAAAAGCTTGAGCATCAGTAATGTTTGAAAAGCCAAGGCTCAAAGTTGCATTAACTCTTTTATTTCCATAACGAATATGTGTCTTCGTTCCGTCTAAAGATTCAAAGTTTGTACTTGGATAATTCCCAGGTGTGTAATTTCTGGAAGTTGGTTTAATGCTTGGAAAAGCTCTTGCAGTTGCCATTAATCTTCTAGTTCAAAAACTTTGTTACCGATACTTGAGTCACCAGACCAATCTTGTAACATTGCTAGTTTACCGTCTGCTGTTAATTCTGCGTACGAACCAGTTAATTCCACAAGGCCATCATCTCCGAAAGTAATACTTTCTACTTTGTAGCACTGATCAGATGCTTCTTCTTCTTTGATCGTAAATAACGAACCAGCAAAAGCTTTAACAGCATTTGTGTTAGAAAAATCTACTGTGGCTTCTGTTACTGGCATTATTTCGCCAGCTACTATTGTTGACGGATTCCAATAGTAGAAAGTCTTGCTACCGCTAATTGTGTCTTTACTTACGACAGTTCCATCTTCAAGAATCGCACCGTTATTAAATCGCTGAACGTGTTGTGTTGTTGAAAAAACCCTAATGTAATCGCCAGGTCTAACCCCGTTAATGTAATGAGGAGCTGTTTTAAAACTTACTGTGTGATCTAAATGTTTTCGTAAAACTAAGGTATACCGAGCAAACCATAAAGCAGAAATACGGTTGGTACAGAAACCACTTAAATCAAAGGTTTCTAATGGATCATCTACATGGTCTGTTCCAGCCAAACGAATAACAGCAGATTTTATCTCAGGAAATCCGTTCTCTTTTTCTTCACGATAAAGAACATTTGCTTTGAAAGCTTGCCTGTCTTCTGGAGATAAGAAAGAAACACTTAAGTCACTGATGTTTCCATCAGTAAACATTGCTTTAATCTTAGGTTTTGAATACGTTGGCCCGTCTAGATCAATCACATATGTAGTAGGGTTAAAAGGTACAGCAGGGTATAAGCTAAATTTCCCTCCAACAATCGTAAAATCTAATAAACAATAAAGAGCTTGTTGATAAATAAATTCTCTTAGATTTACTCGATCTGCAATCATTCCGTCCCAGAAAAAACCGTTCGCCTGACAAAATCTTGCTGCGATTTCCATATTGTCTTTATCAACAGAAGACTCACTAATAACTGCTCCAGCTCCTAGCGTTTTATCTGTTAATAAAGCATAAGCAATTTCAGGAAATAAACTTGTTGCTTTCTGAGTTCCATCTATCAAACTTTTAACCTTTACTCCTTCTTTAAAGTAAGCAGAAAACTGAGAAAAATTAGTCCATTCTTTTGAACTATTTATTCTTAACCCTGCATAAGCTAAATTTTCATAGGAAGCAACTGGACTGGCGTAACTATCACCTGTTTTAACTATTTCATTACAGTATGTTATTTGATGTTCTGGCCCGTCTAAATGACTGCCTTTATCTCCTTCGTATTGCCACATATCAGCAGCAGCATCGTAAAGATTTAATTTGTGAAGAATATCATCGCTATATTCTTCTCCAGTAGTACTGACTTTTACTTGAAAGTTAATATTTTGATCTAAATTTAAAAAGCTTATTGCACTATTGTTTCTATGTATAAACACATCATCATCATTTATATATCCGTTATTACCCACATCATGTAAAGACCATTGAGCAAAGAATTTATCTCCACTCTTATACACTTCTAAGTTAACTTCCATAGCTGACCCTTCTCCACCGTCAAGCATTACAACACCCTTAAATGATGGCGGTACAGTTAGATCTTCTTGCTCGTCTTTGTTAATGCTCCATAATTCTATTCGTCTATCAGGGGTACTAGATGGGTGCAATACCTTAAAACTATTAGGAGTAAATTTACCCCCATTCCCACTTGTTGTTATGTAATGAAATTCGACTCTATTATGATCATTTCCGTTATAAACAGTAGCAGTGTTTTGACTATCTTGAGCAGCTTTTAACCACGTTCCTTGTCCATCATGAAACTGCTCTTGATTTTGCATTGGAGACAAGTCAGCCCTATTTATATACAAACTCCAAATAGTTGAACCTGGAGTAGGGCGATTTCTAAAAGCAACGATGGCCGTTCCATGCCCTGATACATAGTTACTTCCATAATGGGGACTCAATATGTAATCAGTTAATAGCGGTTTAGATACTCTTGCTATTGGTAAATTACTAATATCAGCACCAGGGTAATTTCCAAAACTATTTTTATCAAAACCAGTAACCCTAATGGATGATGCTTGTAATTTAATACTACTAGGTTCTCCTAAATTCCATTCTCTATTACTTAAAACTTTTTCACTTAAATAATATTGAAGTTCTCCTGCAAACTTAACAGAATATCCATCACATATGAATTGTGCAATATCAGTTTCTTCTCTTACTCCGTTTGCATTTAAGACCATTACATAAACATTATTGTACTTTTGCCCTGCTTCAAATCTTTGTACCTCTTTAACTACAGCAGAACCAGGATGAGGTAAAAATCTATATTCATATTGATCAAAATCAGGCTGATCAATTCTTAAATAGTTATATTGAAATTCTGGAGTATTACCCCGTACACAAAACAAGCCAGTATGTGCTTCTATATTTGAATTAGGTTTTAACCATGTCCAATCAGTTTCACCACTTTTTCTTACTTGTAATTTAAAGAAACTATACCTAGTAATATACTTATTTATATTTCCAAGTTGTAAACTAGATTTATCGTCATAAATTTTATAAAGTTCGTCTTCTGAAGGTTTACTATTTACATTTGCAAATTGAATCTGTTTAAATACTTTTGACTTAATACCTATTTCCGTAATGTGACATTTTCTATTGTTAGATATAGTTCCTAAAGTAACTTTTTGTAGGGTCAACTGCTGGTTTGCATTGTAAAGATCTTGATAATTTTGCTCGTAATAAAACTTTCGTTGATCTCCTGAACGAACAGTAAAGAAATCTCCATTTTTATTCCAACGAGGATTAGTTAAATGAGTTGCTAATTCATTATTAGGTACAGCCTGAACCCTTCCAGGTTCTACAACCTTAAAGAAAAACGCTCTAACTTTAGTACCATCCCAAGGTGCTCCAGTAATTGTTTTTCCATCTTCTTGTACATCAAAACAGGACACTAAGGCTGTTCCAGCCATGTATTGTTCTCCTA